TCGAAGTAGAGCCGCTTGCCCACGTCCGCCGCCGCCACCTGGGTTTCCCAGAAGAGCTGAACCCCCGTGCAACCGGCCGGGCACGTCCCCTTCACCGTGACGCGTTGGTAGGACGTCCCCACCTGCCCCAGAAAGACGCTCGTGCGCTGCCCCGCGTAGACGCCGCTTCCGTCCTCCCACAGCAAATGAAGGCTGCCCATGCCCCCTACCGTGGCCGAGGACGCCTTGACGTAAACCTCGGCGAAGAACTCGTCCCCAGGGGAGCACTTGAGCCGCCCGCCTGGAGCTTCCGAGCCGTAGCCGCCCGTCCAGCTCAGGCCCGGCCACGCCCCCGTGTTCATCAGCTCCACCCGGCGCACCCAGCGGCCCACCCGCGCGTTGACGGGGTCCTCGGCGAGCCTGTCACCGTCGGGTGTCTTCCCCAGCGCGCGCAGGCCCGCTTCGTTGTAGCCATTCGGGATGAGGTTGTCGGTGGGCGGGTACAGCAGGTGCTGGAAGCCGACTGCGGAGTCGCTCAGCGACGCGCCCTCGAGATGCTTCGGCGTGACGGCGATTTGGGGCGAGGGGTCCCCCCGGTTGCCGAAGCTGTCCCGGGGCACCACGCGCACGAAGTAAGTCGCCCCCGGCATCAAGTCAGCCACGCCGAATACCGTCGTGTCGAACGTCCCACGCAGCGTGGAGCTGCTCGGCGTGAAGCCGCTGGATGTCGAGACGTGCAGCTCATATCCAGCCGCCGCCCGTCCGCTCGAAGCCGGGGTGAGGGACAGCGAGAATCCATTCACGACTGCCGTCACGGTGATGCTGAGCGGGACGAGCGGCGGGGACGTGTGCGCGGGCTCACCCAGCCCAGGACGCGTGTCCATCTCCAGCCACATGGAGATGCCGAAAGAGGGCTTCCCGCGCGTTGTAAGCGTGGTGCGAGCGTCCCCTTCCGACGAGAAGGCGTGGCGGAACCCGGTGACTGCCAGGTTCTGCGCGCCCGAGTAATGGACGCCGTTGGGGAGGAACCGGTAGACGTCGCCCAACTCCACCGGCAGGAAGAAGTCGACGTCGATTTCCTGGTCGGCGAGCGGCTCGCTCAAGTCGGACAGGGCCGCTTCCGCCATCCTCCGCGCTTCAACCTCGCTGTTGATGTTGCTCGAAGCGCCCTCGGCGATTTGCATGTAGCGCACGCCGTAGGCGTCCTGGCTCGCGACGTCCTCGACGACGACGCTCTTCGTCTTGGCCTGCCCGGTGACGTCCAAGTCGCCCGCGTCCGCATAGACGACCTCCACCTTGTTCCGGACGTCCGTCCTGCTCACCACGAGCTTCGCGACGTCGCGGTAGTCGTCCGGGCCGAAGGTCCACGCGAGCAGCGGATTCGTCCGGTTGGGCTCGGTGAACGACAAAGCGAATGTCCCGCTCGACTCGCGCCAGCGGTAGCGCACCTCCCAGCCAATCTGCTGAGCCAACTCGCGAATGGCGTCCAGGACGCTCGCCTTCTTCTGCGCGTACTGACGAAGCTTCCACCCTGGCGACACCGGGGTATGGAGCACCACGCCCGTCCCGTTGTCCGTCAGGAGGGCCTGCATCACCGCTTCGACGGCAACTCCCTGGGCGTCGTCCCCGTAGGCCCGCTCAGCCTCAATGAAGGTGTCCTGGAGCCGTCCGCCCAAGTCGCGCCCACGGAAGACGAGCTGCTCTCCCGCGAAGTCGACTTCGTCGATGTCGCCATGAAACAGCGCGCGCCACTCCCCCTCGCTGGGCGACATGCCGAGGGGCGAAACCGCAGCCTCGACGGTGAACTCGCGTCCAGGCCGGATGAGCTGCCCGCTTGTGGCGTTCAGCTTTGAGTCGGCTCGGAGCGGGGCCACGCTGAAGAGTTCAATCTGCCGCTTGAGCGTCACCGTCGCGGCCGAAACGGGCTGGTCAACGTCCTCGTCCACCTCGACGGCATCGAGGAAGTCTCGCCCTTCAAGCTGGCTCAAGTTCCGCCATGTCCCCGCGTCGTCGAGCACCTTCACCCGAACATGGGAAGCGTGTCCGGCCGGGCTCGTGAGCGCCGCCAACCCCTGAGACGACATGCTGCGCATGGATTCCTAAACCTCTCGCAAGGTGAATTCGAGCCGCTCGCCGATGACGCGCGTACCCTGGTGGATGAACTCGACGAACTCGCCGTCCCGCACTTCGCCAAGCACCTTCGTTTCGCCGACGGCGAAGTCCCCGCCCGCCGTCAGGTACGGCAACGCGCTCCACGCGCGAGCCGAGTGCCACGCGGCCACTTCCGGAATCCACGCGTCCGGCACCATGAACGGCAGGCCGACGACGTCGTCGAAGCGCCGCAGGTTGAGAGCCCCCGTCAGAGAGAGGGCGCCACCCGAGACAACCAGCCCGCCAGCACTCGCCGCAGGCGCCCCCTGAATCCAGCGCCCCCCATCGCTCCGGTTGATGACTTGGAGCCAAACAGCCCCCGCCGCGTCAAAGAGGTGATGCAGCGTCGTCCAGCGGGGCCCAAGCTGCATCGCCCAGCCGCAAGACACCCCAATGGGAAGCTCGAAGCCGCCCCCGAAGCGGGCACCTTGGAAGAGGCCCCCCGTCGCAATCGATGAGGCAAGGCCCCGGCTCGTGAAGGTGTCGCCGTCGAAAGCGAGTGCATGGCCGTCCCCGGCAATCAGCCCACGGAAGGCCAACGCCTCGACGGATGACAGCGGCCCCGTCTTGAACTCCCACTCCTGGCGCGTCGCGCGGCGCCCGAGCCGGTAGACGCCGCTGAACGAGCGCGAGTCGACACCGATGCTCACCTGCCTGCGCCGTCCCTCGACAACGGGCACGGTGATGCCATTCAAGCTCAGGAAGGGCATCTCAATACCTCCCATTCAGCCACTCGCCATTGCCGCGACGCCTGCCCGCCTCGCGCTTCATCTCGACGTAGAGCTGCCGCACTGTCTCGGCCGGGTCATTCCCGGCCTGAATCACAATCTGCCCCACGCTGACGTTGCCGCCGCTCACCGGGACAGCCGGGCTCGACGTGACGGGCGACGCGCCATGCACGCCCTGCGGCTGCCCTGTAACCGGGTCCTGCGCGTTGAACCGCGCGAGCGCCACCTTGAACCCGGAAGGGACATTGGTGAGCGCCTCGGTCGCCTTCTTCGTGGCGCTGGCGTTCTCCCACTGCGCGACAGCGGCGGCTGAGTTCGCGGCGGCCGACTCGTAAGTCGTATCTCGCAGCGTGTTCAACGCCCCGTCGACCTGGTCCATGGGGACTTTCATGCTGTCGAGCCCCCGCGCCATCTTCTCGAAGGCGCCACCGACAAGAGGAATCTTGCTGAGTGCGCGGAAGACACCGGCAATGAAGCCGATGATGCCGTTCCACACCGTCCCGACGCCCTTCACGACGTAGAGGATGCCCATCGCCACGACGCGCACGACGGCGAAGAACGCCTTCATGATGGGGCCCGCGAGCAGCGCCAGCGGCTGCGTCAGCGCGACGAGAATCTGACCCAACACGCTGATGAGCGGGGCGAGTCCCTGGAAGAGCGTGCCGAGCACCTCCAGCACCGGGGCAATCGCCTGGAGCGGCGCGAGCAGCATTTCGAGCACCGGCACGATGGCGTCGAGCAGCGGCGCCACCATGTTGAAGGCGGACGCGAGGAGCGGCAGCACCGGGGCCAGCACGCGGCCGATGGCATCGGCAACGAACTGGATGAAGCTCGCCGTCATCTGAATCAGCGTGGCGAACGTCGAGCTTTGCGCGAGCAGCTCGGCGACCACGGCAATGACGCCGCCCCACACGCCCCCCACCAGCATCCCTTGCTCGAAGCGCTCGAACAGCTCGTAGAGCCCGCCCAGGGCCTGCGTGAAGCGGCTCGTGAGGGTGCGCTTCGCTTCGTCGACAGCGCGAGCCAGCGCGTCCGCGAGTTCCTTCGCCTTCTTCCGGGCGACCTGTTCGATGACGGCCGCGACGTTGCCGACGCTCGTCAGGAACTCCTTCGCGTTGAAGTTCCCAATCTGGACGCGGCCCGCTTCGATTTCCGGCCCAGCGGACGGCGTGCGCAGCTTGCCCTTCGGCCCGCCGAGCATGTCGTCGAAGACGCCGCCGAACTTCTCACGGAGGAACGCCGCAGCGTCACCGCCGAGCAGCTTCACGCCATCGAAGGCGTAGCCCGCGCCATAGGAGACGTCCGCCCAAACGGATGCGAAGCCGTCCTTCAACTTGCCGAGTGCGCCGTCGGCAAAGCCCTTCAGCCCGCCGAGCAGCGCGTCGCCGTTCAGGTCCTTCAACCCTTCGAGCGAGGCCGCGACACCGTCGAGGTTGAGCGCGCGGGCCAGCGGCGCCGCCATGCGTGCCAGGTTGCGCACGACGAAGGCGAACGTTTCGAGCTGCCCGCGTGCCCACGTCCCGACAATGGCCCCAAGCCCCGTGAAGAGTTCCCGGAAGAAGGCCACCGCGCGACCCGCAACTTCGGTGACGCCTCTCCAGGCCGACACGAACGCATCGCGCATGCCGGTGCTCGCGTCGTTCCACGCCTTGTAAAGCGTGCCCGCCAGAAGCACTACGCCTGCAACGGCGAGCGCGACAGCCGCCAGAGGCGCCGCCACCACGAGGATACGCGCGGCGGCATTGCGGAAGGCCGCAGCAAAGCCCGCGTCGACCTGCTCAGCCCCCTTCGCGACTTTCTTCAGGTTGCCTTCAACAACGGGCGTCTCCCCACGGACGAATCCGGAGAAGCGCACGACGGCCTTTCCCGCACCGTCCAGCGCAGGGACGACAACCGTACCCACAATTTCGGCAGTGCTCTTAACGACGCCAGCGGCAGTCCCCAGCGCGCCACCCGCGAGCGCCGCCGCAGTCCCCCACACCAGCATCGTCCCGACGGACTGCTTCACCGACGGCTCAAGCCGCTGGAACCACCCGAGCGCATGTTCGAGGACTTCGGAGAGTCTCTCAATGTGCGGAAGGATGGCTTCGCCGATTTCAGCGAAGACGTTGGTGAAGATGAGCTTGATTCTGTCGAGCCGCTCGGTGACGCCGCTATCGAACTCAGCCACGGCGGCAAGCGCGCCATACAGGCCCACGCTGAAGAGTCCGCCGATTGCGCCAATCTTCTTCCCGAGCTTCTCGACTTTGTCGGCCGTCTGAGCAACGTCCGCGACAACCCGTCGCATGGACTTGGAGAACTCGCCAACGGCGGCCGTGACGACGACATACAAGTCGCCAACTTTCAAACCACCGCCAGCCATGACGAATCACCTCTTGCGCAAACGTCGAACGGACTGCTGGCCCGGCTGCGACACGCCTGGGGCCTGTTGGTTGGACGGGCGCCTTTCGAGTTCGTCAGCCTCTCTTCGCGCATAGGCGACGAGCCCGACGACATCCTCGTAAGGCATTTCACGGACTGCTTCGGGCGGCAGTTTCAGGAGAGAGGCAACCCCGTAGAGCAGGCTCGCTTCGGGGTCGCTGTCTATTTTCCCCGCATCTTCTCTTCGCTCACGTTGAAGACGTCCGTCAGGTCCGCCGCCAAGTCCTCAAGCCACGACTCGTCGAGTAGCTCGTCGATGTCGTTGACGGAGAACATCGGGCGGCCCGTCTCCGCGTCGTGCAGCACGCAGACGGCGATGCGCCCCAGCATCCGCGCCCCGGCCCTGTCCCCCGTCGGCTCGTTCTTCTCCGTCATCTCCCCGGCTTCGCGGGCCTGCTCAATCAGCCGTAGCCTGTCCCCCATCGTCGGCTTGATGATGTTCACCTTGACGCCGTCCACCTCCACCGACTTCAGGACGCGACGATTCTTCGCGAGCAGCTTGTGCTTGTTCGACATGGACTCTCCTTTGGGGTGTGAAACGTGGGTGACTCAGGGCGTGCCGTAGCCCCAGGCGAAAACGGCGCCGTCCTGCGACTGGAAGGCGAAGCCGAGGAACTTCACGGTGTGCTCGTAGAGGGCCCCGGGCGTCAGCTTGTGGGCCAACTCGGGCACCTTGACCCACGCGCGGAAGACTTGGCCCCCGGCTGCCTTGCCCACCTCGATGAGCAGCGGCGTCCCGTCGGCCAGCGCCGCAACCTCGAGCTCGGAGAGGGCCAGCCCCGTCAGCTCCCCCGAGAAGTCCCGGAGCGACACCGAACGGCGCTTGTAGCCGTCCCCCATGACTTGCAGCTCGACGACGTTGTTCGTCACGGTGAGGGAGACGGAGCGCACCAGGGCGAGCGGATGGACGGGCAACGCGTAGCCCGAGACGCGCACCAGGGCCGACGGGCCTGGGGCGCTGGCGAGGTACACGTCGCCGAAGAGCGGATCGACGAAGGCTTCGGCAGGCGTCCAGGAGTCCCCATCCCCGCTGGGGGAAACCTCGACGAAGACGGGCCCCCCCGGGCTGAGCCGCCGAAGCGCCGGGTCGGCGATTCGGAACTCGGTCCCCGTGAAGTCGGACGCGGGCACGGCTTCGGCTTCGAGGAACTCGGAGGGCTCGCCCGCGACGGACAGCGAGCCGACATGCGCGGCGATGACGGCCATCAGACGGCCACCGGGGCGCCGTTGCCCAAGAGCTTGCAGGTGAACTCCACGACACCACCCGGGGTCAGCTTCTCGTCGTAGCTGTTGACGACCATCGGGATGCGCTTGCCCTTGGAGCCGGCCGAGGCGCTGGGGTCGAAGATGAACGTCACGTAGACGGTGCTCCCGTCATCGCGCGCGTCACGCAGCACGGACTGCGGCGCGTCGCCTTCCATGAAGTGTCCCGACAGGTCAGCGCTCGTGTCCTTCAGCGTCTGGACGCGGGACTTGTAGCCCGAGCCGCCGAGGTAATTCGTCTCGACGAAGTCGCCCGTCTCGCTAAGCGACGCATCCGTCAGGCCGTCGACACGGTCAGCGGCCTGCGTGGCATTCGCGTCTGAGCGCACCGAAACACTGTCGAGGTGAGCAGCAACAGGGGTCGCCATTGGTAGTTTCCCTACCGACTCGGAAAGAGTCGCGAAAGCGTGGCAAGAATCTGGGCGGCAACCGCCTTGCGGAACTTCGCGCGCCCCCGTCGGGCGGGCTTGCGCAGGAAGTGGACCGGCGTGGCGAAACGCTGCTCGCCCCAGTGAAACCCTTCGTGGATGGCGCCCGCTGCGTCGTGGGCATACCCAGCCGTCGCGCTGACGCTCGCCTTCGCGTCGTTCAGCTCCGGGCCGTCGACAAACCCGGACGTACTCAGCGGCGGTTTGCCGTCCGTGTCCCGAGCGCCCACAGGCACCAGGGCACGACTCGCCTGGAGCACCGTTGACGCGTGTTCGCGAGTCAAGGGCGCCAGGTCGGCGAGTACGGGCCGCTCTACCTTCCGCAGCTTGTCGAGCAGCCTGAAATCAAGAGCAACTTTGAGTGGCATTGCCCCCGGTAAATGCGTGCGCTTTCTCGCCGTGGCTCACGCGCCCAGGTCGACGAAGGAGACATTCACGGTGAAGGTCCACCAGTGTCGGTCACTTCCGTCGGTGCCGATGTAGTTGGGGCTGCCTTCGTCCACCTCAATCAGCACATAGGACGCGGCATTCACGAGGTGCAGCACGTCGAGGGCCGCGAGCGCGAGCGCCTGTCCCTCCCGGAAGCTCTCACGCGCCGAGCGCACGCGGACCTGACAGGTGACAGTTCGGAACGTCTTGCGGCCCCCGCCGATGTAGCTCTGCGGCGGCTCCCCTCCGGTTTGCAGCACGAAGCACGCAACGTCCGGCACCGTTGCGTCGTCGTCTTCGAGCGTCGGGCCGAGAAACAGGTTGGCCCCGGCGCTCAGCCCGAGGCCCCCAGCGGCGAGAATCGTCGAGAGGTCGGCAGCAGTGTCGCGGGCCATTAGAGCCACACCTTTCGGTAGCGCAGGACGCCCGCCCCGTCGACGTGCTCGTCAACGGCGGCAGGGCGGCGGGCGTGGTTGAAGTCGGTTATGTCGTCGCCCTTGAACCAAAGCCGGTGCCGCAAGGTGACAGGTGCTTCGGTGTAGACGACGAAGGAAGCGACGAACTCGGCGCCGTTGGCGTCGCGAATCAGCTTGCGACTCGGCTGGATGCGCGCGGGCGCTTCATGGATGGGACCCAGGAGCGGCGTTCCCCACGCGTCGCGGCCGATGACCTCGGCGTAGCTCACTCGCTGGCGGAAGAGAGAAGCGGGCCCGCTCATCAACTGGCCCTCCACAGGACGTGAGGCGCGACGAGCAGCTCGGCGCGGGGGCTCGCAAGGCGCTGGCCCGCGCTCCGATCCCGGTAGCTCACGGACCAATCCCCGAGACTCTCGCTGGACACGTCGGAGTCACGCCCCCGCCCCCGGTACAACGCGCAGGCTTCGAGGATGGCGGCCTCTTCGACTTCGGCAGGCAGGGTAACAGGCCCCTTGGACGCGTCGAGGGCCACTTGCCCCGGCGTCACGTAGCCGCCCGTGTACGTCACGGCCAGCGCATCGGGGCGCCCCTGCCGCATTTCGACTGTCAGGGTGACGAGCCCGCCAACATGCGCCGTCACCGGCCACAATCCGGCAAGCCGGTAGAGAAGGCCCCCCGCCGCAAGGTCCCCGGCAAGGGTGTAGGCCGTGGCGTCGAGCAGCTCGCCCCCGTCCATCACCTGGAGGACTTCAACGAGCGGCGGGCGGCTCAGGAGGACGTAGGGGCGGCCGTAGCTGTCCGGGTACTCCGTCACCGTGGCCCGCTCGAAGGCCCTGCCGCACAGCCTCGCGATTGCACTGCTGGCGGCAGTGACGCAGCGCTCGACGTGCGAGTCGGAGGGCACGCCCAGGTCGGCGGCCACGGTAGCGGCAAGGCAGAGGTCAGTCGGGCGGGCCATGGAAGGGGCTCAGGAGGGCCTAGGAGCGACGAAGCCGGGGCCCCCAGGGGAAAGGGAGCCCCGGCCCAGGAAATGCGTCGTGGCGCGGCGCTAGGTGGCGGGAATCTCGTCCGGCCCGCACAGGACAATCAGGCTGGACGCGCCCAGGGTGGGAGATGTGCCACCCGTGAGGGCCACCGTCTCGACGACGCGAAGGTAACGCTGCGCGGTGGGGAGCCGGACGTTGACCCGGGCCACCGCGTTAGCCGTGGTCAGCGGCGCGATGGCGGCATCGGGCAGGTCCGTCCAACCGTTCTGGCCATCGGCGCTGTCCTGGAGCTTCGCGGCCAGCGACAGCGCTGTCGGAGCGCCCGTGGCTGCCCCCGTGGAAGCCGTCAGCACGCACGAGTCGAAGCTGAAGCGGTCGACAGCGGCACTGTTTCGCGTCCCCGCGCTCACAGCGGCGGGCACAGTCCCGGGGCGAATGCCGACGAGCACGCCCGCGTCGGTGGAATTGGCGTTCATGGTGGGGCCTCTCAGGTGTAGGTGATGGAGCTGAACGCCTTCGGCTGGCGAACCTTGAAGTCGCCCTTCACGATGGCGCGAACCGTCGTCTCGTCGTACTCCGCCCGCGTGTCGTGCTCGGACAGAATCAGGTCCTCGTCGATGCCGTAGATGAACTGTCGCCAGTCCGCCGAGAAGGTGATGCGCGACACCGGCACGCGGGTCGTCATCACGAAGGGGAAGCCGCGAATCGTGCCCCTATCGAGCATCTCCTGACGGAACACCCACACGCCGGAGTTCTGGAGCTGAAGCAGCGCCGTCGCCCGCGTCGGGTGAAGCACCCACGCCGCGCTGCCCATGCGGACATGCGCCGTCAGCGGCAGCTCGACGGCCTTGTCGATGTCGGCCAGGTAGGCCGCTGGCGTCGTCCCCGTCGAAGCGAAGGTGTGCGCGGCGTCGAGCTGAGCGAAGAGGCCCTTCGGTGCTGCCCCCGTCCCGTCCCCGTTGAAGCCCGCTTCGTCCAGGCCATCGGCCACCGTCGCCCGGATGTCCTCGCCGACGCCCGCGTCACCCACGCCCGGCGTGCGCAGCAAGTCGTTGCTGATGTCCGTCAGCACCATGCCCTTGTGCGCCTTGAGGACAATCTTCCCGTACTTCGGCGCGCTCTTCGGCACCGTCTCGCCCTCCCCTACCCACTTGAAGACGGACGTCCCGGTTTGCTTGCCCATGTGCAGCTCGCCCTTGAACGTCTGCGTGCGCACGCCCAGCTTGAGCATCGCCGCGTCGGGCCGGAGGAACTCAATCACTTCGCCGCTCTGCTGGATGGGCACCAGCACACCGGCCGAGTCGAACTTGCTGAGCTGAACGGCCTTCTGGACGTCGGCGTTGCCGAAGCGCTTCGCGGCGTCGACCAGCTCGGCGGCTCCGGTGCGGCGTCCGGCCGCGATGACGCTCTTCGCGAAGCCGCCGAAGTTCTCAGCGCTCGCGTAGACGCCAGTCCCGCGCGGCGCGTTGCCCGGCTCAGCCAGGCCCGGGGCACTTCGAGCGGCGGCGTCCATCAGCTCTCGCGCGACCTCGGGGCCGAGCGCCTTCACCATCTGTGCGATTTGCTCGCGAGTCATTCCTTCACACTCCTCGGATGTAGCCCTTGAATGCCTCGACGAAGCTCTTCGCGGCGTCGGCGGCGTTGAAACCCTTCGTCTCGTCTTCGTCCTCGTCGGGCTCGCTCTTCTGCTCGTCCTCGACGTCTTCCTCGTCCGCCGACTTCGATTCGTCCTCGACGTCTTCTTCGTCGGGCTCGCTCTTCTGCTCGTCCTCGACGTCTTCGTCCGTCGACTTCGCCTCGGCCCGTGCGTCGAGCAGCTCGACAACGCGCTTGGCAACACGCTCAACGAGGTCGTCAGGCGCTTCGTCCAGGGACTTCGAGCGCACGGCCCGCGAGTTCCCCGGAATCGTCACGACGGAGACTTCGAGCAGTTCCTGCGCGTCGCAGTCATAGCCGCCGCGCTCGTTCTGCCGGTACTGGCCAGGGAGCATGAGGTAGCGGACGGAGACGGCATTCAGGATGCCCTTTGAAACCTTGCGCTCAACCTTCTTCGCGAACTCGTCTTCGTCGTCGAATTCGATGTCCACCATCAGGGCGTCGCCCTCGACGTAGACGCGCCCCTTCCCAATGGGCAACTGAGGCTCGGCACCCGTCATCGCGGCGCTCGCCCCGTCGTCGTGGTTGTAGAGGACGACGCCATTCGCGTTGTAGCCGTCCACCCGCCAGCCCTTGACGTTCAGCCGGTCCGAGTAGCGGTCGAAGTCGCCGTCACTCGCTTTGAACTTGAAGACGCGCCGTCCGCCAATGGACTCGACGGCGCTCAACGTCGCCGCGTCCTTTCGGACGGCGCTCAGCCGCAGGGAGCGTGTAATGGTTCCAGGCATGCACCCGGTAAATGCGTGCGACTTCCGCGAGTGGCTCAACCGTCCTTCTTCGCCTCGGCATTCGCTTCCGCCGAGCTGCCCTCGACGGGCGTCGGCGTCTGGCCCGGCTCGTTGGGCTTCTGGCCGGGAAGCAGCTCGGCGAAGCCCTGGCGCTCCGCGTGCGGCTTGAATCCCGCTTCGGCTCGCCACTCGTCGAAGGTGAAGGCGCTCGGGAGCAAGCCCATAATCCGCAGCCGGTGCTCCCGGTCGGCCGGAACAGGCGAGTCGTAGGAGAGAAGCACTTCGTCTTCGAAGCGGGGCGCCAGGTGCTTCTGCATCGACGCCAGGAAGACTTCGGCGCGCGGCTTCGTCGCCTGCTCGGCAAGGTGCTCGCGCGCCGCGTAGCTCGTCGCCTTGTTGCTGCTCGTCACGTCGCCCACAATCTCCGGGGGCACCCGGTACACCATCCGCACGAAGTCCATGAGGAAGCGGCGCAGGTCGACGAGCTGCATGTCGCGGAAGGGCGTGTCGAGTCGGGCAAACGTCGTCCGGCCGCTCGTAATCATCACCCGGCCTGCGTTGGCGGGGCCCCCGTACTCGCGCGCGAGCGACTCTTTGAAGGCCCTTGCGGGCCCGGCCTGCGACTCGTTGAAGCCCTCAATCGCGATGACGGCCCCCGGGAGCATGTTGTTGAAGAAGGCATTCTTCGTGAAGCGCGCCGCGTGCTCGTCGGTGTCGACTTCGTCGCCCAGGGCGTAGGCGATGCCGATGCCACGGCCGAGCGGGTCAGCCGGATTCAAGCGCTTCACGTAGATGACGCTCGACGCGGGCAGGAGGAATGTCCGCCCGCCAGCGGCCACCGTGTAGGTGCGCTCCGACTTCGGCTTGCTCAAGTCCGGAAGCGCGAGGACGCAGTCGGGCGGCACCGGCCACAGTCCCACCGGAACGCCCGCCAACTCTTCGACGACGGCGAAGAACTCGCCCGTCAGGTCGTAGTGCAGACAGAAGAGCTTCGCGAAGTCGCGGCCCGTCATGTAGTCGTTCGGGTCCGCCAGCAGCCGCAACAGGGGATGGTCGGGCAGCTCCACCGCGCCCCCCACCTCGACGAGCGACTTCAACCGCTCGCGGCGCACGTCGCCACAGGCCCGCCGCAGCGACACGTCGACCAGCGTCTTCCGCGTCGTAGGGTCCTGCCGCGTGAAGGCCCGCCACGTCACGTCCGCGAAGGCATCGCCCACCGTGTCGACGATGGTTCCCAGCCACGGCATCTCAGCGTAGGCCGCGAGCAGCGCGGGCACCTCGCGACGCGACGGGGCCGATGCCCAGCGGCTCAGCTCCAGGCCCGTCCCCTTGCGCTTGCTGCTACCGCGAAGCGCGGCACGCATTCTGTCCAGCATCCCCATGGAGAACCTCACACCGCGAAGAACTGTTCGACGAAGACCAGGTCATGCACGCCCCAGCAGAAGGCGTCGGCCCTGTCATCCCTTCGGCCGTTAATCCCCGTGAATTTGCTGAGCTGCGCTTCCAGCTTCGGGAAGGTGCCGACGAACTCGACGCGGCCCGCTTCGGCCAGGGCGGACACCGGCTCGGCGCGCTTGCTCTTCGCGCTCGTTGCCCGGACGGGCTTCACGTTGACGGATACCCCCATCTCGCCCGCGACGGTGCTGATGAGCGTCTCCACCATCTCCCCGCCCGTGTTCACCTCGACGACGAGCGCGTCGCAGGCGAACTCCAGGTAGGCCCGGATGGCCGTCGTCGCCCACTCGCGGGGACTGGCTCGGCGCGACAGGTCGGCCAGCACCGAAACACGCTTGAGCGACACCCCGTCAGCACCGAAGAGCGCGCTCGACTTGCACCCCTGGACGATGATGCCCGTTTCGTCTGAGCCGGTTTCGCTCGTCGGGCTCGGGTCCACGCTGACGATGCGCCTGTCGAGCTGCTGCGCGTACTCGTGCGCGTCTGCCTCCACGCGGCCCCACTTCGCCGAGCCAAAAATTGCCCCAGGCACATCGAAGAGCAGGCGGCCGAGCACCTCTTGCTGTCCCCAGCGGGTGTTCGCCAGCGCCCGCATGTTCGCCACGGCCGTCGGCGCCAGGTTCGCGAAGTTGCTCAGCGAAGAGCCCGTGCGAAGCACCACGCCCGGCTTGAGCTCCTGCGTCTCCGCGTTCGCGAAGAGCAGCTCTTCAATCTTCTTCAGCGGGCGCGGCGTCCCGGTGAGGAGGAGCTGCGGCGGGTCCTCTCGCGAGCCGATGCGCAACACGAGCGGCAGTTGGTCCACCGCCGCCATGTCGTGTTTCCACGAAGCGGGTTCGTCGCCCCAGCCCCATCCGGCATTCGGGCCACGCAGCCGGTCGGGCTTATCCGCCGAGTAGCAGATGGCATAGACGCCGTTGGGCCACGTCACCCGGCGCTTGCTGGGCTCGTACTTGGGCGTAAACCACGGGGGCGACAGGGCGAGGATGCCGGACGCGCCGCGAATCATGGTGTCGCGCACGTCCGCCGCAGTCGGGCCGATGAGGGCACCGACGCTCTTCGCCTGCCACGCCTTTTTGATGACCCAACGCGCGCCGCACCACGTCTTCCCGAAGCCGCGCCCGGCCATGACGAAGCACGTCGAGAACTTGTCCGGGGGCGACTGCTCGCGACGCGCCCAGAAGTCGAGGTCGTAGACGAGCAGCTCGACTTCCTTGTCGTCGAGCCCGCCGAAGAGCTTCGCGAGCTGAGCGCGAGAACCGGCAGTCTGGACCATCCGGGACGCGGGGGACTCGTGCGGCGCGAGCCCCTCGGCGAACTTCCCCCAGGCGCCCTTCGCCAGAAGGCTACGCATCGCTCGCCCCCTTGTCCTCGAACTGCTCGGACGGGGCAGATTCGGAAGCGGGCGGCTCATCCGGGAGGAACTTCCCCAGCCGGTCAATCAGCAGCTCGCGCAGGGCGGCAGTGTCGGCGGACTGGTCCTCGGGGCTCTTCGCCTCGACGTTGTCGCGCCGTCCGTACAGCTCCGGGAAGCGGCGGCTCAAGAGCCACTGGACGTGCTTGGGGTTCGTCGTCGCCGCAGCCTGGAGCGTCTCTGTCGCCCCCTGCATGAACTCCGCTTCGGCCCGGTTCACCGCGACGAAGAACTCGCGGTAGAGCCCGCGCGCCTCGCTCGCGCCCCGGTGGAACCAGCGGGAGACGGTCTGCTCGTCGACTCCCACGAGGCCCGCAGCCGCTCGACGGAAGAGGCCCGAGCGCAAGTGCTCGCAGATCTGCTGTTGAAGCTCAGGAGTGAGTTTGGTCGGTCTTGCCACACCCGGTAAATGCGTGCGGTTTCGCGAAGTTTTTCGGGGGAGCGCTCAACAAAACGCATCGACCCCACGGTTTTTCTCAGAATTTTTCGAAAGTGGGGGCGCTCCGAGCAAGCCAGGATTCCGCCGCAGACAGAAAATCCGAGCCGGGGGGCTCCTCCCAGGTCATTTCACTCCGACAGCAACCCCACTTCACAGACAGTGATTGTCATTGCGTGGCACGAATCCGCGCGTCACACGCATGCACTTCGACACACCGCGCCCGCCAGCTACGGCGCCACGTTCCATCGGGCGCCTGCCGCTCGTCGACGGTCAGCGCGCCCTGTCCACGCGACAGGCGCACGCCGCACAGCTCGCAACGAGCGGCGTAGAGGTTCCTTCGGCGAGCCGCATCCACGTCCGCGCAGGCCATGTGACGAGCGCCAACCGCGCGCTCGTAAGCGATGACCTCGCCCCGTTCAATGGGCAGGGAGCACACGGCACAGCGGCCCCCTCGGTTCGAAACGACGACGGGCACGCTACATCCCCAGGGTGGCCATCCGCTCGCGCAGCTCAGCCAGCGCACGCGCGAGCATCCGGTCAACGCGGCTCTTCGGCGCGCCCCATGCTTCCGCCACGGAGCGCACGGACTGCGCCGGGCGATTGAGGCCGAACACGCGCGAGACGAGTTCTCGCTGCTGAGGGGCCAGCCGACGCACCGCCTCGAACACAAGGGCTCGACGTTCCGCTGACAGCAACTCCGCCTCGGGCGTGTCCCCGTCGGGCTCCAGGCACGACATCTCGCGGAGTGCGGATTCCAACTCGTCGACCCACGAGTCATCGGCCGAAGCACCGTCCGAAAAATGAGACGGTATGTCCATGCGGTGGACGCGGACAACGTTGCCTTCGTTGCTGTGGATTGAACGCACGGTGCGACGCTTGTGCGCGCCGTCGCTCAGGTGAACGTCGGTGCCGTGCAAACGCGCGTACTGCTCACAAGCAGCCCGCGCCCGGAAGTAGGCAACCTGGCCGAACGACTGGCGTCCCCTCGTGGCGTCGTACTTGGACACCGCGCGAAGCACCGCCATGGCGGCAACTTGTGCGAGGTCATCAGGCGACAACGAGCCCGCGATGGGCAAGAGGGCCCCGACGATGCACCGGATGAGGGGCCTCACGGAGTCGAGCAACTCAGCGGACAACCGTCGCTCCAGCACGGCGTTGCCGCTCGCGCGGGCCGACAGGATGCGGAACACGAGTTCGGATTGCCGAGCCGCCCGGAGGCCATACTCACTGTGTGAAACACTCTTCTTCGCACTCCCCTTGCGACAAATGGCTGCGTGAGACATCGCCCCAACAGAAGCATGCAGCATGCCGACTACGCTCGATTCACAGACAGTCTCAGACACGGTGATTGAACGCCTCGCCCGGAGTGGGCCACACGAAGCCGGCCCTGCGGCACCACTGCCGCTCCCCCGGTAAATGCGTGTGGATTCCGTCAGCGGCTCACGCACGCTCGACAGGCGGCGACGAAGGCGAGTCGGCATGTCCCGAGTAGATGCGTGCGACTTCCGCGAACGACTCAGGCATCAACGCCCCGTCATCAATCAAGCTCTCTTCCTATCCTCTCTCCTTCTTCTCTTTAGAAAAGATGGAGTAGTAGAAAGGAGGATAGGTAATAGAGAAGGCTAAGGATTTGGGGGAACGCGCTCCAGTGCCGCATGACGCCGGACGCCCCGCCGCGACAGCCGAGCCATTCGCGAAATCCGCACTCATTTACCAGGGACGGCGCGACACCTGCCGCATCCGCCCCGCTGACGATTCCGTGGGCCACTCGGAAAATCCGCACCCATTTACCGGATGCCATGCACGTACCCCACACGCCTCCCGCCTCCGTCGCACTCCTCACTGAGCCATTCGCAGAATCCGCACCCATTTACCCAGGCATGAGCCACACGCCCGACACCACGCGCCTGCGCGCCCTTCGGCTGAAGGTCGCCTTCTACGCGTCCGCCCAGGACAACATCCCCCAAGCCGCTGAGCTGTCGTGGCCCGAACTGTCAGCGAAACTCGTCTCTCACCGTCGGAGTCAGTGCCCCACGTCGCCGTGCGTCCGTGGCTGCCCCGCGAAGAATGGCCCCGCCTGGAGCCCCGTCGACATCGTCGAGCGCCGCCGCTCGGAGAACGTGCGCGCCGTCACGGTGGGTGTCTTCGACCTGGACCACCTCAGCGCGCCGCAGCTCTCGTTTCTCGACGCCGTCGAGCGCCATGGACTCGCCTTCGCCGTCCACTCGACGCACAGCAACCGCCCACCCGACGACTACTGCCTGCGGCTGGTGATGCCGTTGTCCCGGCCCGTGCTGCCGCGCGAGTGGCCGTCCGTGCGCGAGGCCGCAATCCGGATGCTCGGGCTCCCCGCCGACCCGGCCACGAAGGACCTGGCGCGCATCTACTTCCTGCCCAACGCGCCCATGGGCGCGGTGCCCTACGCGGCCAGTGGAGACGGAGCGCCCCTCGACGTCGACGCGCTGCTCGCCATGTCCCGGGCGGGACTCCCTACGGTGGCGGCCCCGGTGCCTTTCCCGAAGCCCGAGGAACCCGTCGACCTGTACGAGCTGCGGGCCCTCCTGCGCCGCATCAGGAAGCCTGAGCACCTCGCCATCATCCGCCGCGCCCTTGCCGGTGAGCCCCTGGCCCCCGTCGGCGAGCAGGACACGACGCTGAACACGCTCATGTCATGCGCCGCCTTTGTCCTGCCTCTCTCCACGCCCGAGGCCGTCGTCATCGAGCTGTTCCGCGCGTCCTTCGCGGCAACGGACTGGCGGGACGGGACGGAGCACCTGTGCGAGCAGGCCGTCCTCAAGCTGCGGCGCCACCGCGAGCGTCGGAAAGCGCGAGATGCCGCACGGCTCGCGGACAACACGGCCATTTGGGAAGCCCTGGGCAGTCGCGCACCTGAATCCGCGTCGAGCGACGGCCCGGGACTCGAAGAGAACGCTCCCGACCCCGACGCGTGGATGAAGGAACTCTTCCTCGACATCACGAAGGACACCCGACGGCAGATTCGAAACTGCGAAGCGAACGTCTTCACCGTGCTCCTCAAGTCGCCCGAGTGGCGCGGCGTCTTCCGCTTCAACGAAGTCACGAAGAAGCTGGAGGTCGAGGGCGGCCCCCTCGGCTCCAACGCGGACCTGGAAACGCTCGACGTCAACGTGGCCAACTGGATTCAGCTCAGCAAGTACGGGCAGCTCGGGCTGATGCCGAAAGCGCACGTCGTCGCGCAGCAACTCCTCGCCGTCGCGAAGCGCAACAGCTATGACCCGGTCGCCGAGTACCTGGGAGGACTGGTCTGGGATGGAACCCCGCGACTCGATGGGATGCTTGAGACGTACTTCGGCGCGCAGGGGGATGCTCAATACCTCCGGGCCGTCGGCGCGAAGTTCGCCATCTCGGCGGTTGCGCGTGCCCTGCGGCCCGGGTGCAAGGTCGACACGGTGATGATTCTTGAGGGCCCCCAGGGCCTGCGGAAGTCGACGGCATTCAGCATCCTGGGGGGCCGGTACTTCAGCGACGCGCCCATCGACGTCACCAGCAGGGACAGCGCGATGCTGGCCTCTCAGTTCTGGTTCATCGAACTGGCCGAGCTGAGCACGTTCCGCAAGAGCGAGGACCAGGCGCTCAAGGCATTCATCACCCGGACGGAGGACACCTACCGGCCGCCCTACGGACGCTCCAACGTGCAGGCCCCGCGACGCTGCGTGTTCGTCGGGACGACCAACGACGACGACTACCTGCGCGACCCCACGGGACAGAGACGCTTCTGGCCGGTGAAGTGCGCCCGCATCGACACCGACGCACTCAAGCGCGACCGCGACCAAATCTGGGCCGAAGCCGTTGTGCGATTCCACCAGGGCGAGGACTGGTGGCTGAGCAACGAGGAGGCGGCAGGGGCAGAGCAGCAGGCCGCGCTGCGCATGGAGAACGTGGGGGACAGCCGGAAGGAAGTCATCCTGCGGTGGATTCTGGAGATGCCGCCCGAAAAGCGCCCCTCGGACGTGACGCTTCTCCATGTCGGCATCGAAGCCTTCGCACTCCACCAAGCGCAGGTTGACCACCGAATTTCTCGGGAAATCGGAGCTGCCTTGAAGTCGCTGGGCTTCACCCGGGGACAGCGCCGAATGGGAGACGGGAAGCGCCCGCTCGTCTACTACCTCCCGGACGAGCTGAAGAACGCGCCCATGGAAAAGCGCGGCGAGCAACGCGCGGCGTTCCATGCCGTAGCGAGCAGTCCGGCTGCGCGTGAGTGAGTCACCAGCAGAACCCGCACGCATTTACGGAGCATGCACAACAAGCTACTCGCCGACCGCGCGGCGCTCTTCGTTGGGGACGCCGCGCGGGTGGGGGAGATTCTCACCCCAGACAGCGTCGACGCCATCGTCACCGACCCACCGGCCGGAATCGGCTTCATGGGACGCGAGTGGGACAGCGACAAGGGCGGACGCGACGCGTGGATTGCATGGCTCTCCAACGTGATGCGCGAAGCCCTGCGGGTACTCAAGCCCGGGGGACACGCGCTCGTCTGGGCCCTGCCGCGAACGTCACACTGGACGGCAACAGCACTGGAAGACGCGGGCTTCGAGATTCGCGACGTCGTGATGCACCTGTTCGGCACGGGCTTCCCGAAGTCCCTCAACGTCAGCAAGGCACTCGACGCAGCGGCGGGTGCGCAGCGGCTCGTCATCGGCCCGGGGAAGTACGCGAACCGGGGGCGACGCTCCGACAATCAAGTCTTCGGCTCTGGCACTCCCTCTCACCTCGAAGTCGAGACGCTTCCGGCTACGGACGCCGCTCGCGAATGGGAGGGCTGGGGAACGGCGCTCAAGCCCGCCGCTGAGCACTGGATTCTCTGTCGCAAGCCACTGCGGGGCACCGTAGCGGAGAACGTTCAGCGCTGGCGCACGGGCGCGCTCAACGTCGCCACCTGCCGCATCCCCCACGCGGACCCGACGGATCTCGCCGAATCGAAGGCGCGCAACCCCGGGCGGGATGACACGGTGACGAGCGCCGTCTACGGCACCGGACGTCCACAGCAACGAGTCGACGAGTCAGGACGATGGCCCGCCAATGTCACGCTCGACGAAGCGGCGGCCGAGCTGCTCGACGCGCAGGCGACGAAATGCGGCGCGAGCCGGTTCTTCTACGTCGCCAAACCCACAAGGACGGAGCGGGACACGGGCTGCGCTCACCTCCCGTTCCGCACGGGTGCCGAAGCGTGCGGACGCAAGGAAGGCGGCGCGGGGATGAACTCGCCACGCGCAGGCGCGAACTCAGGCGGCGGGCGCAACCACCATCCGACCGTGAAGTCGCTCGCGCTGATGCGCTGGCTCTGTCGCCTCATCACGCCCCCGGGCGGGACGGTCCTCGACCTGTTCGCGGGTAGCGGCTCGACAGGTGTCGCAGCGCTCGCCGAAGGCTTCGAGTTCATCGGCCTTGAGCGCGATCCGGACTACGCGGAGATTGCGCACGCCCGCCTGTGCCATGCGCTTGAACCACCCCCGAAATCCGCACGCATTTAGGGAAGGTGACGCCTTCCGTCGACCTCCCCAAGCACGGCCCCTCGGTGATTGCCGGGGTCATCCAGCGATTGAGCGTCTCGCAGCTCAAGCGCCACAAGCTGTGCCCGCGCGCATGGTTCTTTCAGAAGGTCATGCGCATCCCCGAGCCTACGACGGGAGCGCAGCAGATCGGCACCGAAGGCCACGCCCAGCTTGAGCACTTCCTTTCGACGGGTGAAGACGTACTGGGCCCGTTCGCTAAGGCGGGTGCCCATCTCCTGCCCACGCCCGGCGCTGACTTGCTCGTCGAACAGCCGCTGAACGGTGAACCGCCACTGACGGCGGGGGGCATCCCCTTCACCGGATTCATCGACCTCGTAGACGCTCGACGGCTCGCTTCTGACGGCGTCCTTCGCATCACCGACCACAAGTTCACCAGCAACGTCGCGACGAATGCCGCGAGCGCTGAGCAACTCGCCGACGCCGACACCGAACCCGGGTTGCAGATGGTCGGCTATGGCGCGTGGGCACTCAGCCAGGTTGAGCGCTTCCCGGGACTGCGCACGCTGGAGCTTGAACACATCTACTACCAGATCCGGGGACAACGCCTTGCCGCGTCCGTCGTCGCCACGATGCCCGCCGAGCACGTCGCGCACGAGTGGCAGACAAAGGTCGAGCCCCAGGTCGAAGCGATGAAGGAGCACGCGCAAGCTGCCCAAGCTTCCGTCGTGCCCGCGAACTACGGCCCCGCCTGCGGCAAGTACGGCGGGTGTCCGTTCATGGCGAAGTGCCTCACAGGAGAGAACAAGACGATGTCCCTGCGTGACAAGCTGCTCAACAAGGCCCCCACCATCGACGCCGCGGTCGAGCGCGACGCCCCGGAGCTGCCCGCCATTCTGCCCCCGGACGCGCCCACACCTACGCCCGTGCAAACGGCTCCAGAGGTCGCCCAGGCCACTGAGCAGCCCGCGCCGAAGCGTCGCGGTCGCCCTCGCAAGGCGGCTGAGCCCGAGCAGCCCACCGACACGGCCCCGTCGCCTACGAGCGCGCTTCGGGTTCTCTTCGTCGACTGCATCCCGACGACCTTCGACGGACCGCAGCCCAAGTCGCTTACGAGCTACGTCGACACCATGCATCGCAAGGTGGCCGAAGCGGGCGGCGTTGACGACGTGCGCTTCGCTGGCTCCGACTCGGCGCTCGGATTCGGCAAGTGGCGCGGGGCGCTGGCTATGGCGGCGCGCGCCGAGCTGCCCCCGCCCGGCGCCTACTTCGCGCTCGGGGTCGCCCAGTCGGAGCTGATGCAGGTCATCGTCGAGGCGCTCGAACCGGCGTTCGACGTGGTTGTTCGTGGAGTTCGGTAGTCTAAATCCTTCGACTCAGACGGTGGGCGGGGATCGGCATCCCGTCTTCATCAATGGGATTCTCTTCAAGCGCCCGAGCATCTTCGGGTGAAACCATCAGAACCTCGGGGCATTCGTTCAAATCGCGCCAAGCCCATGGCTGAATATTGAAAGGGAACCCATTAATCAAATCACCATTAGCGGAGGCTAGGAAGAGGATCTTTTTTCCCACAAGCCCAGCCGCGATCCCGTTGTTGAGATGAAAATACCGAGTGTTCGTGCGCTGACGCAAGTAGCCACTCAGCAGTACCTTCTCCGTCGGGGATAGCTCGAACAATCCCATACGGAGGCGATAGCTTCGCTGCCGCCTTTGCCACCACGCAACGATTCCACTCCCCATGTTGACGAGAAGCGCAGCAGTGGCAACAAAGGCTGCTACACCTAGCCATGGTCGGAACTCTTCTCGCAGTCCGGCAACGCCAAGCAACTCGGCGGCCGGTTGGGGCAGGAGCAACGCCGGGCACGAGACCAAGAGGACAAAGCCCCAAACTTTGGGCGCGCTCAGTGACTCGCGCAGAAACTGCCACCACTTCGCTGGATCGATTGCCAAGCGGATAGCCTCCATCGGGCCGCACGGTGCAGATCCCCTCTACCCAGCCACATCTTAACGAGCAGCTCCGACTTGGCTAGTCGGCGCACCATGACATGTGGGCAATCCGCCCACCCAGACAGCCCAAGCCCTCATTCGAGCAGCAGCACATCCCAGTATGAGACTCCTCCACCGGCTACACCCGGGTGCGGTGAATTCCGCTGAGCGCCCTGCCACCTCTGCGCCCGCGTCTCTCGCGAAGCTCACGGGCGACCGTGCAACCATCGCGAAGGGACAGCCCGTGGGCTGGTCGCCAGACCTCGCACGGGTGCTGAGCCTTCCGCGCCGCGACCTCGCGAACACCTACGCCGATGCAGACTTCGATGCGCTGGAAGCCACGCTGCGCGCCCCTGCCGACACGCGTTGCACTTGTGGGGCGCTCGGGAAACGGTGCCCGTCCGCGTTGCTCCCCATCCAGCGCCTCGCCCTCCTGGAAGCCTCGCGCGTGGGTGGCTTGCTCGCTCCCATCGGCACCGGCCATGGAAAGGAGCTGACCTCCTTCCTCACCCCGATGGTGATGCCCGGCTGTCGCGTGGCCGTCCTCTTCATCCCCGCCAACCTGCTGCCGCAATTCGAGGCTGAATGGGGCTACTACGGAGCGCACTGGCGCCTGCCCAACCTTGCAGGGGGCCGCTGGTTTCGCGCGGGGCTGCCGGTGCTCCACGTCGTCACCTACAACAAGCTCTCCAGTCAAGAAGCCACGGACCTCCTGGAGCGCATTCGCCCGGACCTGGTCATCCTCAACGAGGCCCACAATCTCAAGGACCCGAAGTCCGCGCGCACGGGGCGATTCCTACGTTACTTCGAGAAGCACCCACGGACGCGCCTCGTAGCACTCTCCGGAACCTTCGCCTCGAAGAGCATCAAGGATTACGCGCACCTTTCGCGGCTGGCACTCGGTGAGGGCTCGCCCCTGCCGCTGGCCCACCACGTCGTGGAGGAATGGGGGACAGCCCTAGACCCGGGCAGGGTGGTGGCTCCTCCTGGCGCGCTGGAGCGACTGTGCGAGCCAGGAGAGCACGTCCGCGAGGGCTTCCAGCGCCGCCGCAACGCGACGCGGGGCGTGGTGGCCACGGAAGAGAGCGCGCTGAACAAGCCGCTCATCATCCGCCCGCGCTACCCAGGCCCCGTTCCCGCGCAACTCCTCGCCCTCATCGAACTAGCGCACGCGGGTGAGCGTCCAGACGGGGAGCAGTTTCAAGAGCAACTCCAATCTGTGGCCTGCGCCCGCCAGTTGTCATCCGGCTTCTACCATCGCTGGCGCTACCCGAGGGGCGAGCCTCCGGAACTGATTGAGAAGTGGTTCGCGCAGCGAAAAGCATGGAACAAGGAAGTCTGGGAGGAACTGAAGGGCAAGCGTCGCGAGCACCTGGATTCGCCAGGGCTGCTCACCAAGGCGGCCATCCGCGCGCATATGTCGCCACCATACGAGGGCGATAAGCCGGTCTGGCACGCGGCGACGTGGCCGGAGTGGGCGGAGATTCATGCCGCCGTCCGCCCCGAGCCCGAAGCCGTTTGGGTGTCGGACTTCCTCGTGAAGGACGCTGCGGAATGGGCTCGCTCGCGGGTGGGAATCGTCTGGGTCGAGTATCCAGAGCTAGGCGAACGCATCGCCAAGGCGGCGAGTGTGCCGTTCCACGGAGGGGGCAAGGTCGCGTCCGAAGCCATCCTCCGGGAGACAGGGAGGCGCTCCGTGGTGGCGAGCATCAAGGCACACGCCACAGGGAAGAACCTCCAGCAGTTCTCGCGCAACCTCGTGGTAACGCCTCCCTCGGACGGAGCCACCTGGGAGCAACTACTCGCACGCACCCATCGCCCCGGACAACAAGCCGCGTGCGTCGAGGTGGACGCATGTCTCCACACACAGGACTACATCGAGGCATTCGCGACTGCGCAGGAACGAGCGCGGTTTATCCAGCAGACAGATGGGCAGCCACAAAAGTTACTACACAGTACCCAGAGCGCTTCCAACCTGCTTTTCTTGCAGATGCGCTAGGCGCACGTCCGAATCCACCAAACCAAGGCACAGAGTTCCATGGAAAGAAGACAGAAAATCACAGTCAACCCACTCGAAGACACCAGTCATCAGCAACTAAAACACCATTCCATAGGCAATGGGCTTGCCATCCACGCCAAAACAAGCCTCTCCCAGGCAATAAACATAAAAAATGCAGGACTAAGCAAAGAAGAGACCACCTACGCACTCCAAGCCAGCTTCGACTTCGTCATCGTAAGAGAACAGGACAGGCAAATTCTATATGCCATCGAAGTGGACGGCCCTTCACATCGATCCCCAAGCGCACACAGGCGCGATCGCCTAAAGAACTCAATCTGCACAAAACTACACATACCTCTCATTCGAGTCGGCCCCAAAG